ATCCTCGCCTGCTCCGCTGGCGTTAGCAGAACAGCATAGCCTCATGTCTCCGTTTGGTCTAGTTGCAAAATGGATCCAAGGTAGGACACAATAGGTAGGAGAGCCTGACACAGATTCTATTTTACCTTGTAAATCAGACACTGATAAATGCTTTAATTTTTCTAAGTCTTCAGACATGTCCTATTATCATAAACCTTGTATACTTTGAAGTTGTGAGTGAGTCAAGATACGTTCTATCTAGAGAAAATTTTGCTTCTAATTGCTGCGCTGTATTTACACAATTGATATGTTCCTCAAGTTCAAAATAATCATTATTCTGTATTGTGCATAACGTTTTCGTTGGTATTTTAGAAAACCAAATTTTTAGAACATCGTCGGATACATGCTCTGCACTTGTGTTAATAACTATACTCGGTGTTTCTGTATATTCGAAATCCTTCATATCTGATGTGACTGCAGAAAATCTTCCTTCCATTTCGTATCTTTTATTAACAGTATTAGCAGTTTCTTTGCATGTAGGATCTATATCAACTGAAGTAATATGTTCGATAGGAATCTCAGAATTAAAAAGTAAAGATGCTAGAACTCCGTTCCAGCCCCCGAATATAACAACACGGTTGGGCTTATCTAGCGTATACTTTGATAAATTTTCTATCAACCATATCTTTGAACGGACTTGACCTTTCCAGAAACTTTCCAGTGTTCTATATCTATCATTTGAATTTCTTATGGCATCCATCCAAAATAGAACATCTTCTATGTTAACTTTCATTTATATCATCCATTATAGTACTATATCGCTGTGCTAAACTGTTTTTTGCTCTTTTTAAAAAATTATTCCTATTATGCTCTATTTTTTCTCTGCAAAGACCAATTTGTATTTTTTTGTTTCTAGCCGACTTAGAACAAAAATTCTCTAGTTCATCTATCACCATAAATAGTCTTTTTACAGGATCTTTTTCTTTATCGTAACTTTCGTCAAAAATTTCAGGAAAGGTCATATACCCGTCATCACGCAGTCCTTCTAAGAAACCTCTACCTGCTAATACCAAAAAAGGATGACCATTTAACAAAGGCTTATATATTTTTTCGGTGTAAAATCTAGTAGTAATAGACATTTCACTTACTAGAGAGAAAAAACTATTTCTATAATGTTGTTTACATGTTTGATTCTGATTTTTATATGTAAAGTCTAATGATTTCTTGTCTAGTATTAATGGACTCCAATCTTTCAAATACATTTCTAAATCGGAATCTAAAAGTCCTAATTTTCCTATATGATTCTTATAAAATTCTAAATTGTATTCGCTCGGAACATGCGTGTCTCCTATAAAACTTATAAAGCCAAATTTATCTAATTTTCTTTTTTTTATTTCATAATGTGCAAGTAATCGATGTGTCCTTATTTTACCATTATAAAAAAGATACTCTTTTTGTTTTTCAAAAATATCATTATTCTGCTTTTTTATATCTTCTTGTAAGTCACTAAGAGTATCTAAGTAATGAGATTCAAAAAAATTAACGTGGAAAACCTTCTTCAGAAAGTTTGGTAGATTTTTTTTCCTAATGTTTTCATGATAATTATCTTTACAGTCTCTATCACCAAAAATTAAGAATATTTCGTTGTCAAGAAGATTAGCATTCGTTAATTCTTTATAAATTATTTCGATATGATTGTCTAACTCATGGCCCTCTTTAGCATAATGTAGTATAATTTTAAGATTGTTTTTCCTTATAAAGTTAAGAGTAGAATTTGTAAATTGTTTTTGCAATGTTCCTAAAAAAACATTTAGATATTTTATTTCAATCACAAAGATATTAAGGTCGCTTGCATTAAACCTATCGTTGTCTATAATTTTTTCAGAAAAAGGTATGTTATATCTTGAAAACTTTTCTTGCATTATTTTTTGCTTGTATGTTGAACCATAATGATTATAAAAATCAACATTGTTCAAATTTTCTTTTTGGTTCCAAAATACAATATTATACATTTTTTGCCTTGGGTATTTTAGAGTCCGCTGAACTCACACAGGTCGGTGTTATACACTTTATAGGTGATTGGAATAGATCAAATCCTTCGTCAATAGAGCCGAGTGGTTGGTCGTGACAGGAATAAGAACGTTTTATTTCTCCTCCCGGCTCACGGATAATACAACTCTGATAACCAGCATTACAAAGCCAGCCTTTGAACTTGTTAAATCCGAACGCATTTAGTCGTTCTGCTTGATCTAGGTCGTACTCTGTGCCAGCGTCGTCCGTCAATCTCATCTGTGCAAGTTCTTCACCGTTAGCATGCTGAGGAAAGCCCGTTTGTAAACAGTCAACCTGTGCCTGGGTATACCCATGCACTACAAAACTTGCTGTAGGGTCGCTTTGAGGCTTTACAGTGACGTTTATGCCCCGATCTGCAAAGCGGCGACAGCGTTCCCAGTATTCGTCAAACAGTTCTGGCACCATTACTTGATTGATTGTGACAAATACACCAGCGTCTGTCAGTTGAAGACACTTGTCGCCAAACTGTTGTTCGTTGGCAAACTCTGCGTGAAAACTTGCTGTGATAGATCTCCTACTAAGATTTTCAGTAGCAGCAATCCAGCGACTCCACCATTTTGCGCCCGGTGACAGATTTGTAGTCATGTGTATGCTTTGATACTCTGGCAGGCTGTCGTCAGCATAGTGTTCTATCAGTTTAAGAAAATGTTTATATGCAGTTGGTTCGCCTCCGGAAAAACTGAAGTGGAAACTGTCGAAACCATTGAGACGACTCTGTACCTTGATGTTGTCCATTACGTTACAGTAGGTTTCTAGAGGACGGTGATCTGAGACACTAGATCTTGCGTATGGCCAGCAATAAGAGCATGAATAATTACAATATCTAGCCAGGATCCAGGAAACTGAAAAAAGACGGTGGTCTAGGAGAGTCTTTTGGCCTAGTTTGACTATTTTATCGAATGGAATAGTGTGATAATTAGACATACTTTCCTACATCATACATCATAGTAGAACACTGTCTTGCACATGTGAAACATTTTTTTTCGCCTTGCCAATAATCTGGCAATTTTTTCCATAAATCAGACTGCGTATAAAAAATCTTATCTTTACAATTAGGTACACCGATGACATTCAGCATATCTTTTGAATTTTGAACTGTGATGTTCCTGAGTTTATGAATCGGTAATTTTTCTTTTATAGGTGTTTCTTGATATTCACCACCTATCCAACAACAGGGAAACACATTACCGTACGGATCTATATATATACTTTGTTCGTTTTGACATTTGGGAATAATTTTGCTATTAGTAATGACCATGTTTCTATAATCTTGATCCAATAATCTAGAAAGAGCGTAATTAGGTGACATTTTGTATTCTTCTCTTTGCGCTGGTTTTAGATTATATTCGAAATTGCCTTTTTTGTCTAAAACTTTGAATTCGGTCATTTCATAAAATCTAGTAGTACGAACAAAATTTACAGATTTAACACCTAAATCAATTAGATATTTTTCTAATTCTTCTGTGTCATTTTCATTATGCTCAAACACAAGGCTATCAACTTTTGCTGTACCTCCTGCACGAATAAAAGCACACATATTTTCTATAACTTTGTCGAAATTTGTATTTCTTCTGTATAGTTCATGTTTGCCTTTGAATCCGTCTATTGCAAACACAACTTCTGAATTTGCTTGAGTGCCTATTGTATTTGCGAGTTTCTGCCACCAGTCTTTATTACGCATTCCTCCGTTAGTATGAAGAGAAAGACGGGCATGAGGATTTGATTTTCTTACATATTCATATATTTCTAGACAGTCTTTGGCAAATGCAGGGTCACCATAGTTTCCGCAACTATAAAAATTTTCTAACTGAGACAAAAATTCTCGAGGAAGCCATTCCTTAAAATCTTCTATAGAGATGTCGCCGCCTTTGATGAATGGACGCAATTCTCCACCATGAAAATTTCTGGCACACATAGGACATTGTGCTTGACATTTATCAGTAAGTTCTATATGTATGGTTTTTATGTCACTAATGTTTAGCATGGAATTTTTCAAACAACCATTCGAAATTGTTTATTTTCTGTAATTCGGTTGGATTGTCTTTGTTTTCTTCGCCGAATTTTCTGCCTTCTTTAGCACCTTTAATAGCATCTATACCAAACGGTCGATTAGTACCTTGATTACACCATATTTCTAAGCGTTCAAGAGTCTCTGTATTGAGTTGTCTATCTATTGTTTGGCTAGCAAGTTTAGCACACTCTCTAAAACCTGACCGCCAAGACGAAAATGGATCTGTGTTAAATGCTGTTATGTTTGACGTTTCTTGAATTGCTTTAAAACTGTTGGATATAGAGGTTGTCATGTCAGGCGCAGAAGTATCCATTTTTATAGTCTTTGTTCTTGGAAGTAATTTTACTCCGCCGTAACCATATATCAAATCATTTACAGGATTATGAGAACGCCATACATGAACAGTGTCTAAATTATATTCATCTACTTCGTAATCAAAAGCAAATTCGTCTAGTAATTCGGCGTCAGCATCTACTACCCAAAACATCTTTGTAAAGCATTTTTTTGCCGCTTTGATATGTGCCTGATGAATTCCTTTTACACCGTCTACTCTTTTTGCAGACGGAAAACGAGATTTTAAAAGTCCCCAGTTTTTATCTGCGTTTGATTCATTATAGGATATAAAGACGATATCATACATAGTATACTATACTACACTCGAACGTTATCTCTGTCTAGTATTTCCATAATGTATTACTCTACTTACAGAACTTGTGAATCTACGCCAGGGATCTATAACGATGCTAAATGGCGGGATAGGACAATAAATTTCATCTCTAGTTTTGGTTTCTTTGTAATCGTAGGTTACTGAGGCAGAATGTGCCATGAGAAATACACCAGGTTCTTGAGGTTGATAATCGTCGCCTGTGTAAGGGTCTATGTAGGTAGGTTTTATTCCTACCTCTTGAACGTAGTGTCCTACTAGTAGACTGTATGATCCGTCTGTATAAGGCACTTGAGGCTTATATGCTTTGCCGTGAATGTATATGGGCATGTTGTTTTCATTGGCGTGCTTTACTAGTTCGAGAGCAAGGTTTTTTGCTTGAATCTCTCTCGCACTCATAATAGCATCAAACAGATCGTAGCCTAGATCAAGTTCCTGCGCCATGTAGCGTAAGGCAATATTATCTCTTGGATGACACGCACCTCCGTCTCCCATTCCTGCAGTCATATATTGA